GCTGCGATCAGCACGCCGCGCGGTCGCAATCACTTTCACGGGCTTTTCAATTTTGCTGCCGAGCAGCCTGATTGGTTTGCGCAGAGTTTGAGCATCGAGCAGACGGGCGCGCTGACGGAAAAGGAAATCAAGTCGGCTCTTGCGGAATATGTGGCGCTCTACGGGGCCGATCAGGGCGAGGCGTTATTCCAGCAGGAATATCTGTGCAGCTTCAACGCCGCGATCTTGGGCGCCTTCTACGCCCGCGAAATGGTGGCGGTTCGCGAAGAAGGCCGGGTCGATCCCGATCTGGAGCATGTGCCGGGTCTGCCGGTTCATCGCGCCTGGGACATCGGCGTTCGGGACGACACGAGCATCTGGTGGTTTCAGATCGTTGGCGGGCAGGTCTACGTTCTGGACGTGTATAGCGCCAACGGTGTCGGCGTGGATCATTACGCCGAGGTGATCGAGCAGCGCGCCAAGGAGCATGGCTGGCAGGACGGCACGGACTTCGTGCCGCACGATGCCCGCGTGAAGGAATGGGGCACGGGCCGCACGCGGGTTGAGACGATGATGGGCTATGGCCTCAAGCCCGAGGTGGTGCCGCAGGCTGGGCTTCTGGACGGGATCAACGCGGCGCGGCGCACGTTGCCGCGGTGCATCTTCCACAGCCGCTGCGAGGAAACGGGCCTTGCCGCGTTGGAACAATACCGGCGCGAGTGGGACGACGAGAAGAAGGCTTTCAAGGCAAGCCCGGTGCATGACTGGTCATCTCACCTGGCCGACGCTTTCCGCTATCTGGCGCTGGCGTGGCGCACGATCCGGCCTGAGCCGGTGAAGATTGCGCCACCTGTAGCTGCGCACGCCAACATGTTCCGCGACCGGCCAAGGCAGAGGCTCAAGATATGATCGAGCAAGAAAAGCCGGAACGGGGCGATAGCGCGCATTGGCTCGCGCTGATCGAGGAAGCCGAGCGCGAGTTGCAGGACTGGCAGGACGCGGCTGACAACCTCGACAAGGCGTATGGCAACCTTGCGCAGCTTCGCAGTCTGAGCCGAGACCGCGAATTTCAGCTATTCTGGTCGAATATTCAGGTTATGGGGCCGAGCATCTACGCCCGCCCGCCGGTGCCTGTGGTCACGCCCAAGTTCAAGGATCGACGCCCGCTTTACCGCACGGCCTCGGAGCTTCTGGAGCGCGCCTGCGCCATCAGCTTTGACGTGGCCGATATCGACCAGCACATGCTGGCGCTGCGGGACGATTTGGCCATTGTTGGTCGTGGTGCGGCGTGGGTTCGCTACGACACGAGCGACGGCGAGAAGGTTTGTTACGAGCACGTTGACCGCAAGGACTTCCTGCACGACGTGGCGCGCAAGTGGTGCGAGGTCGATTGGGTTGCCCGGCGCGCATGGCTGACGCGCGCCGAGATGCGCGAGCGGTTTGGGGAAGCCGCCGACGAGGTGGATTACAAGACTCGCCGCGACGACGACACGAACAAGCGGCAATCCCGCGTGCAGAAGTGCGGCGTCTGGGAAATCTGGTGCAAGTCGGAGAACCGCGTTGTCTGGGTCACGGAGGGCTATGACAAAACGCTGGACGAGGACGCGCCGCACCTCAAGCTGACGGGCTTCTTTCCGTGCCCGCGGCCCGCCTATGCTACCTTGCAGCGCCGCAGCTTGGTCCCTGTGCCCGACATGCTGTTCTACAAGGACCAGCTTGAGGAAGTGGACGCGCTGACCCGGCGCATTCACGCGCTGGCCGACGCGATCAAGGTTCGCGGCTTCTATGCCGGATCGGGCGACATCGGGGATGCGATCGAGCGCGCCATCAACATGGCCGACGACACGCAGGTTCTGGTGCCTGTCCCGGCCATGGCGGCGCTGATGCAGGGCGGGGGCGAGCCGATTGTGTGGATGCCGCTGGAAATGGTGGCGCAGACGATCACGGGCGGAAATCATGGCCGGGGAGTTCGACCGCAAGACGCTGGAAGACATGGCGCAGATGGACTTGCCCACGGACAAGGAGCAAAAGGCCAAGATCAAGGAGCAGGAGGCGCAGGCGCGGGCCGAACTGGAGGGTCTGATGGCGCAGGCCGAGGAAATGATGGCCCAGGCGCAGCAGTCCGGTCAGCCCGTGCCACCGGAGGCCGCGCAGCAGGCTCAGGCGCAGTTTGAGCAGCAGCAACAGGCGATCATTGCCAAGTGGTCGGAAGCCTTGGCGCAGACGCGCGATCAGGTCACTATCGACGCTGTGATGGAGTTCATCGGGGACGAAAAGCTGCGGCCCTTCGCGCTGGACATTGAGACGGATTCCACGATCTACCCCGACGAGATGGCGGAAAAGCAAAGCCGTCAGGAGTTCATGGTGGCGTTTTCCAACACGATGCAGGCCCTCATGCCGATGTTTCAGCTTGGCCCGGAAGCTGTGGCGGTGGCTGGTGGTATCGCCAAGTTTGCGCTGTCTCCGTATCGCGTCGGCCGCGAGCTGGAAGGTCTGATCGACGACTTCGCGGACAAGGGGCCGCAGATGGCCGAGCGGATGCAGGCTGAGGGCGAGACCGAGGAAATGGCACAAGCCAACATGGCCTTGGCTCAAGCCGAAATGAAGAAGGCCGAGGCTGCGATTGCAAAGGTGCAGGCCGACACTCAGGGCAAGATGCAAGAGATTCAACTTCGGACGGCCGAGGCCCAGGCAAAGGCGCAGGAAGGCCAGCAGAAGTTCGCGCTGGAGGTCGAGCAGACGAAAGGCTCGATTGCCGAAACGAGCGCCCGCATCGAGAAGATCTTTGCTGAAATTCAGAAGATGGGCGTGGATGCGCAGAACGAGGCGCGCCAGCAGGACCGCGACGACGTGAAGGTTGCGGCAGATATTCAGGCGCGCACGATGGATCAGGCCATGCGCGCGGCGCAGCCGCCCGCAGTACCCGGGGGGCGCAATGGACAATGATGGCTGGCACAAGACGGAACGCGGCTGGCGCAAGGTGTACTCGGCGCCGAGATCCGCGCCGCGTGGCAACTCCACCCTCTCCTGTCCGCGTGTCATCAGCGACACGATGGACCCGACCGAGCATGTGGACGGCAAGTTCTACGACAGCAAGTCGGCGTTTCGGGCCGTGACGAAGCGTGAAGGCTTTATCGAGGTCGGCAATGACCCGGCGCGTCACAAGCTGATCGAGAAGCCCAAGCCCGACCCGCGCGAGCGCCGCGCGGCTGTCGAAAAGGCGACCGCCCAGGTTCTGGGCAGCTAAACCGCAACCACTCAGACTGGATCAACCATGACCGACGCGATTGACGCGAGCCAGACGGCTGCGCCCGAGGCACTTGGCGAGCACAACGACCTGCCGAACCCGATCACCAACACCATCCCCGAGGCCGAGGAAAAGCCCGAGCCGAAGGCCAAGCCCGAGGCCAAGGCTTCGCCCGAGGAAAAGCGGTCGAAGTCTGTGCAGGATGCTATCGACAAGGCGCTGAAGGACGGCGACGGCGACGATGTGAAGCCCGAGCCGAAGAAGGCCAAGGCCAAAGAGCCGGTCAGCGACGAAGAAGGCGACGACAGTTCCGAAGCCGACACGAAGGCCGACAAGGGCAAAGGGAAAGCCCTTGAGAAGCCGCAGGAAGCGCAGGGCGAGACTGTAGAGGACAGGGATGGGCAGGACGCGCCCAAGCGCCCCAGCGCCTACCGTGAGCCGCCCAGCGGGTTCGATGACGCCGCCAAGGCCGAATGGGAGGCCACGCCAGAGAGCGTGCGCGGCGCGATGAACCGTCGGTTCAAGGAACTGGAAAGCGGCATCGAGAAGTACCGGCAGATGGCGCAGGAATACGAGCCGGTCAGGCAATACGCCGAAATGGCCAAGCAGTCGGGCACGACGCTGGATCAGGCGTTGGAGCGTTACGTCGGAATGGAGCAGCAGTTGCGCCAGGACCCGATGGCGGGCTTGCAGGCTGTCGTGGCCAATCTTGACCTGAAAAAGCCTGACGGATCGCCGGTCACGCTGCGCGACATCGCGGCGCACATCATGGGCCAGAAGCCCGATCAGATCGCATCCCGGCAGGAGGCGACGATTTCCCGGCTGACGCAACAGGTGCAGCAACTGACGCAGCAGCTTGGCGGTGTTTCCAAGCACTTCGAGCAGCAGCAGCAGCAAGCCAAGGTCAGCAGCGCGCAGACCACATGGGACAGTTTTCAGCGCGACTACCCGCGCGCCGCCGAATTGGAGCCGCAGATCGCGGAGTTCCTGACGAAATACCCCGCGCCGGAAATGCCGGTCGGGGAACGCTTGCGCGATGCCTACAACTGGGCCGTCGCGCAGAACCCGAATGTCGCTCATACCGACAGTCAGCCGCTGGTTCAGACCCAGGATAAGCCCCCGTCCAATCCGGCGGGGCAAAAGTCAATCAGCGGGGCACCGGGGCGCACCGACGCCAAATCCGTTTCCCGCAAGACCAACCGTTCCGCAGCCGTCGAAAAAGCGATGCGTGCTGCGGGCCTTTGACAAGGAAACGATACCATGCCGGTAGTCACTGACCGCCAGTATCGCCAGATCCTCTCCACTGCCGTCGCGGAGCGTTCCAGCGGCATCGAGGATCTGGTGAGCAACTCGAACCCGCTCTACGCCAAGCTGAAGCAGAAAAACCGCTTCCGCGCGTTTTCGGGGCCGGAAATTCGCCAGACCTTGCAGATCAACAAGCAGGAAGTGCAGTGGGCGAGGGGGTATGACATCCTTGCGAACCCGCCCATCGAACTGTGGAACGATGCTGTCTGGTCGCCTGCCGCCGTCTATGTGCCGATCTCGCTCACGGGTCAGGAAATGCGCGCCAACCAAGGCCGCAACCAGATCCACGACATCATCGAGGGCACGATGGAAGCTGCCGAGGGTGCCCTTGTGGATGCCTTCGACCTTGCGCTGCACGGCGACGGCACCGCAGACGGTGGCAAGCAGATCATCGGGCTTGGCGGCGCCATCCCGATCATCACGAACACGGGCGTCTATGGCGGGATCAACCGTGCCGATGTGCCGCTCTGGCGCACCAGCACGTTTGACGCCGACACCGATTTCCCGACCATCGGGACGCAGGTGGACAGCACGACGATCCGTCCGATGCTGTCGCGCATCCTCGCCCAGCGGTCGCGCAACAACCGCGCCGCCGACCTTCTCGTGATGAGCGAGGAACACTATTGGGCCTATGACGCGGCCACCACGGCCATCCAGCGCATCCAGCGCGAGGGCGGCCTTGCCTCGCTGGGCTTTGCGGCTCTCGAATACGTCGGCGGCGGCACCCGTGCGGAAATCGTGCTGGCGTCGGGTCTCAACAACAACATGCCGTCGAACACGACCTACGGCATCGAGACCAGTTCCATGTGGCTTCGCTACCGCGAGGGCTTCAACTTCGCGAAGCTGTTCGACGGTGACGGCGCGATGCCGATCAACCAGGACGCAATGGCGCAGTTCATCGGTTGGGAAGGGCAGCTCACCATGAGTTCGCCTTTGTTCAATTGGCGCTTGGTAGATAGTGATCCAGCAACCTGATCCGGCAGGGCGGCTTTCGGGCCGCCCGCCTTCCACCCATGACCTGAAAGGAGCCTGACATGGCTACCGAACCCTTCCGCACGTCGCCCCAGCTTGGGCCAGACCTGCACCAGACCGCTGCGCAGTTCCATTGGGACATGATCGGAGACCCGACCGGCGCGGGCGGCCCTTCGCCCGAATTGGGAACGACCGTGACCGGCAACGACGGTGCCGAATACATCTTTGTCGAGGCCGGCGCGGGCTTTGCCGCTGACGCGGGGTTGTCGATCAACCAGACGACCTGGGTGGCGGCCGCCGATGCCACGTCCCCCGTGTTCGAGGCCCCCGTGGCCGTCGAGAGCGGCGACTACTTCTGGGCGCGGCGTATCCTCGTGACCACGAGCGCATGAACCTGATCGGGGCGGGCTGAGGCTCGCCCCTTTCCATCTACGCAACCATTCAGACTGGACCCCCGACATGCAGAACAATGACGCCCTGACCGTTCCGTTTTTCAAGAGCGTGCCCATGATCGACAACGCCGCGACGAAGGCCGCAGGCCGCCCGATCTACAAGGACCAAGAAGTGGTCGAAGTCCGCATTGCGGGCGACCGGAACTTTTCGCCCGTATTCCCCGCTCACGCGATGTGGCAGCGGATCAACGGCGAGGAAATCACGTATGCGCAGCGGTGGCCGGATGCCTACGCGCGCTTTCAGGCAGGCAAGGAGCAGGTTGCCGAGGGCACGCCGCTTTCCGAACTGCCGTTCCTGACCGAAGCCAAGCGCATGGAATTGCGGGCGCTGAAGGTCTACACCGCCGAGGCGCTGGCATCGCTGGACGGCAAGCAGCTTGCCGCCCTGGGCGCGACGGGCCGTGAGATGAAGAACCAAGCCGCCGCCTATCTGGACAGCGCCGGGTCGAGCGCCGGCACAGTGGCGCTGGCGGCAGAGGTCGAGGCGCTCAAGGCGGAATTGGCATCCCTGCGGGGCGAGGCTGCGGCCACGCCGGTCGAGGACGATGCCGCCGACGAGAAAGAGCGCATCAAGGCGAAGATTGCCGAGATGACCGGCCAGCGCCCGCGTGGCAATCCGAGCATCGAGACCCTGCGCGAAATGCTGGCCGATCTGAGCCCGGTGTCCTGACATGATCTTCCCCGCGATCCGATCTGCAATCCTGCGCTGCACGGGCGTTTCCGTGGGCCAGGTTTTTGCGTCCACCGATCAGGTCGCGGTGGAGTTTGCCGACCTTGCGAACGAGGTGGCGACCGACATCATGAAGTCCCACGACTGGCGCGCGCTCACGAAGGTGGCGCAAGTCGTGGGCAATGGCGGTTTCAATTACCCGCTGCCGCCCGACTATGACCGCATGGTTCTGGGGTCAGAGATTGACGACGCAGACAGGTGGTTCTGGGGCTACGACAGCTTCGACAGCGTGAACGAGTGGATGCGGTTCCGGTCGGGCACTTACTCGATTGTCAGCCCCGGCGGCTGGATCATTCTCGGCGGGGAATTGCAGTTTTACCCGGCTCCGAACGGGACGGCACAATATCCCTACATCAGCAACCAGTATGCGCGGGATGCGAGCGGCAATCCGGCAAGCGCATTCGTTTCCGACGCGGATAGTTTTGTGCTGGATAATCGGCTTCTGACGCTGGGGCTGATCTGGCGGTGGAACGAGCAGAAGGGGCAGGAGTATTCCGAGGCGCTGGCGACCTACGAGGCGGCGCTGTCGCAGGCTCAGGCGCGAGACAAGGGCGCGCGGGTGCTGCGGACGCCTCGGCGCTATGGCGTGCCGGGGGCGCGGTTGGCCTATAGCGGGAGACCCCTCGGGTGAGACGCCCCGCCGCCAAGCGCCGCCCGGCCAAGGTGCAGTTCACCAGCTTTCCGGCCCCGACAGGCGGGCTGGTCAGCAACCGCAACCTTGCCATGGCGCGCGGCCCTGACGTGCCGATTTCGACCAAGGCATAAGCGAGCAGCCGCGCGGTTCGATTGTGCGGGCTTTGGCCGATACGGTCACGTCGCAGCCCGTCACAGAGACCGCAGGCGACGTTGTGAGGGCCTTGGCGGGTGGCGTGTGGGACGCAGTAGATGCGCCTGCAAGGGCGCTCAGGGGCGAGCCTGTGACCTACGGGGATGCGTTCAACACGGCGGGCGCCGCGCAGTTGGGCGGTGCTGCGATGCCCGCGCCGCGCGGGGCGATCAGGGCAGGAGCGGTGCGGTCGGCAGATGATTTGGCCGAAACGCCCGCCGCAACCGCTGCCCGCCTTCTCCGCGAGGGCCGTGCAAACGAAGTGACCGACGATCTTATGGCGCAGGTTGACCCGCAGGAAATGGCGCGGCTTTACGAGAGCGGCGCGACAGGCATGGATATGCCGCTGGACGAGGCTTCACGGATGGCGCGGGCAAGGGAGATGGGGTTTGATACGGAAGCGCCGCTGTATCATGGGACTGCGGCGGATTTCCAGACCTTTTCTCGCGATGGGGCCGAAATGAACTTCGGCGCCAATCAAGCTGAAGTGGGGCACTTCTTTACAAACAGCCCAAGATATGCGGGCCAATACACAGAGCCACCGTGGAATGGGTTCCCTGGGGGGCCAAATGTCCAACCGACTGTAGCGCGCGGGCAATTTCGTCGTTTTGACGGTGATATGATTGACGATATAGAAACCAACTGGACGGCAGACGACGCGGCTGCTTGGAGGAAGGGAATGGAAGGCAGCGGCGCGCAGGGCGTTCAGTTTGGTCCGGTGCGATATGAGGGGCAAAACCCTGTCAACGAAATCGCCATATTCGACCCCACCAACATCCGCTCCCGCTTTGCCCGCTTCGACCCGCGCCTGTCGCACCTTGCGAACCTGAACGCCGCGAACGTTGACCCCATGGCCGGGGTTTTGGGCCTGTCAGTGCCAGACGATGAAGAATTGCGGGCTTATCTGGAGCGCGTGCAATGAGACAGCCCGCCACGCGCCGCCGCCCGGCCAAGGTGCAGTTCACCAGCTTTCCGGCCCCGACAGGCGGGCTGGTCAGCAACCGCAACCTTGCCATGGCGCGCGGCCCTGACGTGCCG